CCTTTGGTGCGGACATTAACACCAATGTCTTCAAGCTTTGCTACTTGATCATCACTCAACTGACACAAGTCAACCTGATACTTGCCTGACATTGTGTTTGGCTCATTCAACGATGCCCAGTAAAGAGTAACGTTGTTTAAATCTACAGGTACTTTGTTCATAAGTATTCTCCACTTAGGTAAATCATGATTTACTTCAATATACGCTGTATATTATACAGGAATTTGAAGCATTTGTCAATGCGTATCATACCAACTATTACCAATTTTAGACTCAGCGTCTACGCGCACTCTGAATCCTAGAAGCTTCCCTGCTTCAGTGGCTGACTCTTCCATAATCTTTGCCACCTGTTCTGCTACATGTTCTTTCACCTCCATCTGTATCTCGTCATGTACAAACGCTACCTGCTTTACAAACCCCTGCAAGGCAGATCTGCGAATCTTCTGGTGCATAGTAACACACCACTGCTTAGCTATGATTGCTCCACAGCTTTGTAAGAGCGTGTTGAGTGCGGCTCTTTCTGATCTGATGTGCAATCTCCTGCCGTCAAGACCTTTGATTGTTCCTTCTGTTGCAAGCTGTCCCACCAACGTCTGGAGCTTTCTAAGCTTTGGCGTGTTCGCATAGAAGTTCTCAAGTATCTGTTCACCTTCTTCGTATCCTCCTCCAACAATTGATCCTATCTTTGCAGCCCCTGCGCCATAGAGTGTAGCGTAGATCATAGTCTTTGCCATGTTGCGCTCTGGTAACCCTGCGGCTAGTTGGTTCTTGGTGTGGATGTCTCCGTTTAATAACTCGTCTGTCCACTCATCGTCCTGCATGTAGTGTGCTAAACAGCGCAACTCAATACCACTCAAGTCACAACCAACAAGCTTGTAGCCTGACGGTACAGTCCACAGACTACGGCACTCCTTACCATACGGACTAGACACTGAAGGTATCTGCCCCATGTTAGGGCTGCTGTGTGTCATGCGACCAGTAACAGCACCGTTGCTAATGACTCGACCATGTACTCTGTTGTCGTCACCTGCGGCATCAATCCAACTGCTGATCAAACCCACACGCTTCTGCAACATCAGGTACTCAGACACTAGCTGTGCCTCTGGCAGATCTATCTCAGCGAGTGTGCCTTCATCCACTACAGGTCTGCCTGTCTCTGTCACACGCTTCCACTTGACACCGAGACTCTCAAGGCGCTTCGCTACCTGCTGTCGAGAACCCACATTGAATACCTCGACATGATCCTTGAGTTGCTTGCCTGTCTTCTCAGACCAACGCTCAGTGATGATGGGTGGGAACTTCTCTTGCAGCTCGTGCTCGATGTCAGCCATGCGAGACTTGAGGTCAGCCAGTAGAGTAGTAGCCTCACGCACATCCAACAAGAATCCATTGCGCTCTTGCTTGCAAGTCTGGATTGCTGTGTCGTGCTCAAGCTTGATGCTCTCATCTGAGAAGTTCATAGCCTTCATCTCACGAGATAGATGATGATACAAATCCCAAGTAAGATCAACATCACGTTTACAATACTCGACCATCTCATCAGTCAAACCTCCATCGAAGTCAGTGAAGTCTATCTTGCCATCGTCACCACGCAAGCGTTGACCCCATGCCTTAAGTGAGTGTCCACCCTCAATGTCAGGGCGGTAGAGTCGAGACAAGACAAGAGTATCAATCACCTGCGAAGGGTAAAGAGTAATGTCCCACAGGTCACGCAGTACAGGAGCATCAAAGCCAATACCGTTGTGCATGATCACTGGAGCATTGGCATTGAGGTACTCTTGGAAATGGTCTCTCAAGAAGTCTAAGCCTCTTTCATACCAAACTTTGACCTCATTCTCTGTGCGAGTCACAGCACACCAGATGGTGTCATGCGCTCTGTTTGTCTCGATATCTAATACAATCACAAGCTATCCTCTAGTACATGTTCGGTCATTCTACCTGTACCCAAATCATAAAGCAAGTCACACGCCTTACCTGTTAGTCCACTGAAACGATTCTTCAGCACACGCACATGTGTGGTGTTGCGAACGGTTGGGTCATCAGCTTGACCATTACGCTCAAGTCCTAAGACCATGTCGCTCAGCTGTGCAATCGAGCCACTACCACGCAACTGTGACAGGCTAGTAGCACTGCCTTCTTCGTGGCCTTTGCCGTCAGGTCTCTTCAGGTGGCTCACTAGAATCAGCGAGATGCCTGTCTCCTGCACGAGCATACGTAGCCTCGTCATTATCTCATCAAGGGCTTTACGCTCGTCACCAGCGCCCTGTGCAGACACGACAATCGAGACGTGATCCAAGAAGACGTACGAACATCCAAGACCCTTTGAGAGATAACGCACACGATTAATAATATTATCGACACTTGTGCTACCAAAATGATCAAACAGGTAGAGACGGTTTGTTCCCAAAGTCTTTTGATATGCTTCAATCTTTTCCTCATCACTCGCTACGCAGTCAGGTAAATGCAGTGGCTTGTTAGCAGCAAGAGACATGATGCTCAAACCAGTTCTTCTCGTACCCTCTTCAAGGAAGAGCAGACCAATGTTGGCTTCAGTCTTTTGCAGTATGTGCCACACCAACTCACGCACAAACTGAGACTTACCTAGTCCACTCCCTGCTGTGATGGTCACTAACTCACCCATGCGTATGCCGTAGGTCAGTTTGTTCAGGCCATCATATGGATACATCACATCACTCGCCTCGACAGGCTTCATGACAAGATCGAAGAGTGTGCTACCTTGAATGATGCCGTCTGGCACAAACTGATCTGCACTCCACCACGCATCACTAAACTCTTTGCCTAAGTTATCGACAAGGTAGTCACACGCATCCTTGATTGGGATGTTGTTAATGCTCTGGCGGTGACGCATCACACGAGCCTTAGAACCAAACAACTCAGCCACCTCATTGGTTGCCTTCTGTCCTGCCTCATCGTTGTCAAAGCAGATCACAATCGAGTCAAAGCTATCGAGCCATTCGTACTCTTTCTTGCAATCCTTCAATGCAGAGGCAGCACCATTACGGATGGACACGACAGGCCACTTAGATCCGAGCATCTGGTATGCGGCAAGAGCATCCATCTCACCCTCGACAACAGTAACAAACTTGCCACCCTTCTTGAACAGGTGCTGTCCATACAGAGTTGCTTGCTTCCACTCGCCATTGATGCTGAAGCTTTTGTCAGGTGTCTTGATCTTCTCAGCTACCAGTGTGCCTGTGTGGTCACGGTACTGAAAGACGTAATTACTGCCATCAGTAACACAGCCAAACGTGCGGCATGTCTCGGCACTGATATTGCGTGACGGTATCGATCTGAAGTTACCATCACTCTTAGGTTGAAACTTAACAACTGTACTCACAGTAGGCGCTCCCACGTTATCTACTTTCTTTCTGGTTTGACAAACAAAGCAGTGACTCCATCCTTCATCGTTGATTGCTCGACCATCACTGCTACCACAGTCCTCACAACTAATATGTGTTTCTATAAAACTCATCTGGATTCACCCTCAGTATAAACTTCATTCTACTAAACGCATGTGCTGTGTGTGGGTCACGACAATGATCCTCTAGCATCTCTAAGAATCTGTCGAGTGGCATATCTTCAGCAACACGAGCAGCTTCCATAACAGTATGGTAGCGATGTGATTCTAACAACTCCTCATAACCATAATCATTCATTGACATACTCCATAGGTAAATCATGATTTACTTTGTTTGGTAAAGATAATAATCAACTCTACCAAACCACTTCATACTATATAGTATACAGGACAAACCGAGTTCTGTCAAGACTCAAAAGAAAATATATCATCGAGATCATCATACCTTGTGTCGAGTTCAACATGATCCTGTTCTGTCAACAGATCATCACGATCAATAGTGTGAATAGTTCTCTTGACATAGCTGTAGCAATGGTTGCACATATCTACAAACTCATTGCTATCGGCATACTTTCGAGTGGCCTCAAAGTCACTCAGTTCAACATCACATACAACGCAGTGCATTACATCTCCCCTTCATGTCTGTAGTCTTGCAGTTGAGCCTCAAAAAAAGCAAAGATAATTTTACCTGCTTTCTCTGGGTTATTCTCTACCCAAGCCTCAAAAATTGCAGAGGAGTGTGCATCCATCTCTGCCGCATTAGCACAGTAATGCTCACCGATGAACACATCCCAACGCTTTGCAGCGTTAGTTCGCATCAGTTCAATAAAACCAAATTCAGCACAATCGTGACAAAGTACAGCATCATCGACGCTGTTGTACTCACATTCTCTACAAACTTTAGGATTACTCATAATCTTTTTCCTCACAAAAAACACCACATTCAATATCATACTGCTTAAGTTTATACCCTTTTGCATCAGGTGGCAACTCATCTAAGAATATTCTTTTCTGCTTATACTCCACTAACTTTACTCCAATTTCTCTTGATTGATCTGCCCGCCTTTTAAACACATCAGGAAAATGTTTTCTAACTAAGTTCCAATAGGTGACAGATTTAGATTTAACACAGCCTATACAATTAGCGTTAGGAAAACCGTAATGATATATCTCTGGCAAAGGAATACCTTCTGCCATAACTATATCAAAGCAGTCTTGTTTAGATAAATTCAAATCAATTAGCGGAGTAAGGAGACTCTCCCTCTCAGTTTGTCTGAAGCGGTCTGCTCGCCTCTTTTCCTCCGCTGTAAATCCTAAGACAGTGTAGTCTGGTTTGTGTATACGCTCCCATTCCTGACGTACTCGCTTTTTTAGCTCGTGTGTACAAACTGCACCAGAGACACCAGACATGTACTGCCTGTATTCCCAGACAGACTCGCAAGACTGATCAGGGTATCGAGGGCTAATGCCATAGCTTATTGGCCTGTTAAGCCATCTCTCAACATCAGCCAAAAAGCGCCTGTTATCTGGGTGCTCTTCTTTAATTGGGTTGTTGACAATAGATATTCTATTCTTTTCCCCGTACATTTCGATTGTAATTTTAGCAGCGACAGCACTGGCTACGCCACAACTAAACCAAACAGCAATGTGTTTACCTTCCATTACTCCCTCCAATCTTCTGTAAACCACAAAGCTAAAATTGTCACAAGTGTTGCAATAAAAATCAATTCATAAATATCAGGTAACATTCTACACTCCTGTCCAGACCATGTCCATACCACGTGACAACCAATCTTGTTTCTTGTACTCGTAATAGTTGCGATAAGCCACAACTGTATTGTTGTCTTTACAAAACCAAGGCATACACTGAGGTGGATCGTTCCAGTATATCACGGGAATGCCCGTAGGAGGCTCTGAGAGAGCTTCTGAGCAACGTTCCCATGAAAGATGTACCCTACCATACCTTCGAGTGTACTCGTCTGAGAGAGCCTGAAAATGCTCGTAGAGCCACTTGTACTGATGCAAACCAGACCGAGCCCATATAGCACTCGGGTGGTTTTTGTGTGTAGTTTTGTATGGTGCATCACCACCAAACTCATTGTGTGCTGTTGACAAAAGCTGTGCTGTCTCAAGCGGCATTTTAACTACGTGCTTATCACACTGCATTTTTGCTGCTGTCTTTGGGCAGCGTGAGAGATAAAAGATATTCACGGTTTAACCTCGCTAATTTGATTTGTAAAAATTTAAGATCAGCTTCGTTAACTGACTCGGGACAGTCTAACAGACAAGCCACATCTATTTCAAGATCTACAATTAAATCTAAAATCATACTGTAACGCTCCTACCTTGAAGGATAGCAAACACTGACCCCTTGTATGGTTGTTCAGTGTCCTTGTAAACAAATCCTGTGTATTTATACGGGTTGTATGTGATCGCCTTAGCTAGTCTAGGACTGTTCCACATGTTATCAGGATTCATTAAGTAGCCCTCAAGACCTGCGTGTACATTCTTGCGCCTCTCTTTGAGAACACGCTCACGCCCTGCCTGTGATACTTTTGGCGTCACAAAGTTTAAGACTACTCGATCACTGTGACCTATAACTCTGCGAGTTTTACAGTCACGTATAGACCAAATCTTTTTGTGCAAATTGTAATAAACAAACACTTTAGTACCGATCATTTTATTCCTCCTCACCAAAGGCATCATCCCACTCCTCTGGCGTGATACCTGTCTTAATAAACTCACGCTCAGCAGGGCTAAGATTTGGAAAGGCATCCTGTAGCAGGACACCAAACAATTCGTAAGACTCAAGCTGTGCAGGTGTGATGTCAAGATCCATCTCATTGACTTCACCCGACAGCATACTAATTCGCATTATGATCATGGCTGTACCTCATATGAGTGTGGTTCAAACAAATCGGTATTGTACTGGACAAGGTAATTACGCGAGCCGTTAAGAGCCTTGATAACCAAATCCTGATCAGCAAAAACAAGATAAACTCCATCCTCTTTCTGAACATCAAGACCCATATCACGGCAGTGCTTGAGAGTTTTTTGTAGCAAACGCTTACCCATAGTAGTGGTTCTGCGTGGTTCCATAACTTTTAGAATCATGTCATATCTCCTGAGTAAATCATGATTTACATTAAAGTAAAAATGTGTAGTGAACTTCGCTGACGTGGTTACCGTCAACCCAGCGCTTAGACTTAGTGGACAAAAAGTCACACCAAGTATTCCAGAGTGTCTCTGTGCCTATAGTATGACACAGATCTACGTAGTTTTCAATACGTTTACGCCTGATAGCAGGGGACTTGACAGTCTTAGACAAAGTCAAAGTCTTGGGGTCAATGTTGTACATGCGTATGTTGTGAATGTCAATGCACCCGACCAAACCTGCACAAAGCTGACACAAAAAACCTGCCTTGGGCAAACCCAAACCATCAATACGCAAGAACACTTGCATCATTGATATGGCTTTTTCACGGTCTGATTTGTTGCTGTTGACCACAGCCATGAATTGACTGTACAGAAAATGCTTGTGAGTTTGTAGACACAAATAGGTTTTGCGTTTATTGCCCCACAAAAATCTACTGTCAAGTTTATTTTCTCGAACATCGTCAAGCTGATCACCAACAAAATACCAATTCTGTTGAATGCT